CGCCCGTCAACGATGTTGTTGACGCTTATTACATGCTTAAATCGCTTCTGAGTAGCTAGAACCCATGTCCGATAGCGGTACTGGCGGTGGAACCGCTCCGTCAATTAAATGGAATCCCGACACAACGATTCTACCGGAAACGTTTGAGTACGCCGATTTCACGCGCGTCATTACCGCTACGGTTCAGGCTGGCACCGCTGGTGGAGACGGTGGGGGCGAAGGCGGGACCGGTGGTGGAAGCGGTGGAACTATTGACATCACTGACGTTACGGTTCGCATACTGTCGCCAGAAGGGACTTTGTTAGCGCCGAATGGCACGCAAGAGCATATTGATATTGACATTGCGTTCAGCCCCACGAACCTAACTGTGACCATTGACGGGCAGTTTCAAGGCGTTTTTGACCGCATGTTTTTACGCTATGTCAAGGATGAATTGCCACCGACCTATCAAACAAATCAGTTTGAGAAAATCCCGGCTAGCAAGACGGACTTGTACTGGTATGAGCCTGACCCACGCGACTTCATTGACACAAAAGTTGAAATCACCATCGAAGGTTCACAACCGGAAATCAAAATCTACGACTTCCGTGTAATCAATGACCGGTCGCACAACATTCCGGCAATTCTTTCAATCCTACAGAACAGAGGGTCAAGTAAACTATGAGCGGTAGAGCGGCTTCGCGGTTAGGCGATAAGTGTTCAGGACATTCGTGCTTCCCAATGCGACCCATCGTTACTGCATCAAATAACGTGTTTGTCAATGGAATTGGCAGCGCACGTAAAGACGACATGCTGACGGTCCATTGTTGTAAATCCAGTTGCCATAGTGGCTCTATTTCGCAAGCGTCTAACACCGTGTTCATCAACGGTCGCGCGGCAGCACGCATTGGTGATTCGGTGGATTGTGGTTCTATTCTCGCACAAGGTTCCGCGAACGTCTTCGTCGGCTAGACGGCACCTAAATATACAGAGAAAACAGAGAGACTAGCCGATGTCCCGTTTTCAACCTGAGAACAACAATCTAGCGAACCCTAATCGGTTCCAACTTTTCATTCAACAGCTACCGGACGTTTCTTTCTTCGCTAAAGAAGTTCCCATTCCCGGTGTGTCTGTTTCTGCAACGTCGCTTACCACGCACACGAACGTTACTCTGCCGGTCCCCGGTGATACGCTTGAATACGAAGACCTTCCGGTTGATTTCTTCGTTGACGAAGACTATGCAAACTGGATTTCTGTTCACAAGTGGCTTATCGCCAACACCAAGAAGACCGGGTTCATTTTTAGCGACATCGCAATTATTTCTCTGACGAACAATTTTAACCCGAACGTCAAATTCCAGTTTGTCAACGCTTTTCCTGACTCGCTGTCTGGTGTCAACCTTACCACCGCTTCCGGTGCTGACTCGCCGTTGACGGCACGCGTCAATTTCAAATATTCATACTACGATATCCTACCCGTATCATCCTGATAGACACGAATGAAAATCACTGAACTAGAAAAGCAACTTCAAGAAGACCTTGGACAAGAAATCGGCAACGACGACATGTACGGTCTTTCACAAATGGCAGCTAAAGCGCCAAAGCTGTTCATCAAATATCAAACTCTGTCGGGACACCTAAAGCTGAAACTCAAGCGCCAACAGCGCGCCTTTGAACGGCGGATTGCGGAGAAGACGGAACTTCTCAAAGGCAAGCTACCGCCCGAAGAAATGAAGGCGAAGTTTCCAGTTGAGTTCCCCGGCTTTGATCCACACGAACTAGTGAACACCGCGCGCACCAAAGCCGAAGTTGAGAAGCTTCTGCACTCGCTTCCTGACATTCAAGACCTAAAAGACGATCTAGAAGAACTAGAACTTGTTGTGGACATGGTTGACGCCACACTGAAGCAACTGTCTTCTTTCAGCTACGGTATCAAGAACCGTATCGACCTTTACAAGATCAACAACGCCATTAACTAATGTCTAAATAGGCGTATGGCAAGACAACCAGACGTATTCCTTAAAAAGATCAACGAATCATTCTCTCAGATTATTACTGATAATCGCGGAATACTTCTTGGTTTACATGACGAATTCGCGTTCTTCGCGAAGAACTATCAATTCTCCCCGAAATACAAAAACCGCGTGTGGGACGGCAAAATTCGGTTGCTGTCCCTCCGTGACGGGTTTATCCCTTCAGGTTTAGGCGAACATGTCAAGGCGTACTGTGATCGCAACGGCTACTCCTTTGCCACCGACACAGCGAAGCAACATGTCGGCACCACGCAAGAAATTCTTGACTTTTGCAAGAACCTCAATCCGCACGCTGGCGGCAAGCCGATTAGCTACTACGATTATCAGCTTTCAGCGATTGTCAAGGCTGTTCGTTCCGAAAAGCGCCTTCTTCTTTCTCCCACGTCTTCCGGTAAATCGCTTATCGTTTATTCAATCGTTAAGTGGTTCTCAGAACTAAAGACGCTCATTATCGTTCCAACGGTTTCGCTGGTGGCACAGCTATACAGCGATTTTGACGAATACGACAACTGGCGCGGCTGGGTGAAGGACGATTGCCATAAGGTGTACGCTGGCAAAGACAAGAACTCCAACGCCCGCGTGATTATCTCAACTTGGCAATCCATCGCGAAGCTTCCTCCCGAATATTTCCATCAATTCGAACAAGTCATTGTTGACGAAGCACACACCGCAACCGGTGCTTCTATTCGCACGGTCATGGAACAGTGTATCAATGCTTCTGTTCGCATCGGCACCACTGGCACCATCGAAGACGCCGAAGCGTCTGAGACGCAACTGATTGGGTTGTTTGGTCCGATCTACCAAGTAACAACCACAAAGAAACTCATGGATGCCGGTACGGTGTCCAACCTGAAAATCAAGTGCCTTGTGTTGTCGTATCCCGACGAAATTCGAAAAGTCAAGCGGGATTACAACGAAGAGAGCGATTTCGTCACAGGACACACCGGGCGCAACGAAGTTATCAAGTTGCTGGCGGGAAGCCTGACCGGAAATGTTCTGATCCTAGTCAAGAATATTGATTCCCACCTAATCCCTCTTTACGATTTGTTAAAAGATTTGCCCGGACGGAATGTGACCACCGTCTATGGCAAGACCCCGGTGGATGATCGCGAGCGCATCCGTGTAATCTGCGAGAAGTCAAACAACAATGTCATTCTCGCAAGCTATCAAACGATGTCTACCGGCGTAAATATCAAGAACCTACAGCACGTTATCTTTGGCGCTTCTTCCAAATCCAAAATCCGTATTCTTCAGAGTATTGGTCGCGGATTGCGCCTTGACGGCAAAGACAATAAAATGTGGCTCTATGACTTGATTGATGATCTATCATGGAAGTCTCGCAAGGGCTACTTTATGCAACACTTCGAAGACCGTCTTGCTTACTACGACCGCGAACAATTCAACTACACCCTAAAGAAAATCAAAATCGTATGACAAAAAAGAAGTCTAAAGTAGACGAAATCGTTGATGATCTAGAAGACGTTGACAACGAAGTGAACGACGAATTCGAAGACCAGCAAGACGACGAAGACAGCCAAGAGGAAGAACTGTCGAAAATCCCTTACAAGATTCATCTTGTTACGCTGATTAACGGGGATAACTTCGTTGGCTACAGCCGCACAGACGGCGAAGTGTTTGAATTTTTCTGTCCACTACTGGTACACACTGACTTCCATCCGAGCGCGGGCGCCAAGACGCACCTGTCAATTCCGAACCCATACACCGCTGATCGCGTTTACCTGATCCCGAACGCCCGCGTGATGTATATTTCAAAACCACGCTATGAAATTGCCAAAGAATATCTGACGATCTATCAGCTAGCCTATGAAGAAGTTGAGACGATTGACGCTGACCTAGCCGACGAAGACCAACGCGAACTAGACGAACAACGGCTAGCGGAGAAAGTTAAACAAGCCAACACTGGCGAAGGTCTTGTAGAAGCGACCGACGAACGGGTGTTGGAAGTGGTAAGCGACGGTCTTCTAATCAACAAAAAGAGCGACCGCGTACCAGAAGGGTTCCACATCGGCAACCTAGTCTTTAAAGACGACACAAAACCTAACTAAAATCAAAAACCCTAAACTCTGAAGCCCGCTGGACACTTCTCTAGCGGGCTTTTTTGTGACCATAAATAGAGGTATCAACGGGCGGCACACGATGAAGCCAAAAAGCCCAATGAAATCAATGTCAACCACAACCGTTCGCTTTTTGCTCTGCAACCCGTCTTGAATGTCGGTGCGGAATCAATGACTTACTGACTTATCCACAACTATTTTCAGTCTGCACTCATTTTCCATCTTGACAGGCTGAGTTTTGTTGGATAGGATAGACCTTATGGTCTTTCGTAAACGCATTCGCGATTACTCAATAAGAGTTACCTTCGGTAACTGAACTCTAAGAAATCTTTAAGGTTTCTATGAATTCTCGCTTCGCGAATATATCTAGATAACCTCTAACGAACCTTAGATAGCGCCTTTTGGTGCTAACTGGATACGGACTCTGGTGTTGGTCTGAAGATAACTTCGGACACAAACCCACTGATATTGATGAAAGTGTCGCTGTCTGTCAAGGGAAAATTTCATTCCAATCTATTTTCTTGTTGACACAAAAGACGCTTTGGTTTAGTATAGTTCTAATAAAGATAATCACCTTCAAAGTCTTAGACAACATTCATGGCAACAACAGCTTCCCTACCAAACAGCACCATTAGAGCAAAACGTCCAAAGCGTAAGTCTTCAGCCCCTACAGACCGCGATTATGTTGACAACGAAAAGTTCACTACAGCCGTTGTTGACTACGCTACAGCCTACAAGAGAGCAAAAGCGGCTGGCACAGAACTCCCTAAGCAGTCAAACTACATTGGTTCTTGTGTCTTAAAGATCGCTGAGAAAGTAATGTCTTCATACAACTTCTCACGATATTCTTTCCGAAATGAAATGGTGTCTGATTCGGTACTTAATTGCGTTAAGTATCTTCACAACTTTGATGAAAACAAGACACGCAACGCTTTCTCTTATGTGACGACGATTTGCTGGTATTCAGCCGTTCAGCGTATCAAGCGCGAGAAGCAACAGCAAGACATTAAGACGAAGATCATTCTCAACAGCGGCATCATTGACGCCATTGCGGACCACCAAGGCGCGGACGATGATGGTCAATCTGGCAACTATCTAAAATATCTGATTGACAGCCTAGACCAGAAAGCGGCGGAAGCGGCTAAGTTCTCCACTGCTGACGACGAAGATGAAATTGTGGTTGACAATTTCCACGGTGGCGATGTTCCAGAAGAAGCCCCGCGCACCGACCGTCGCCGCACAGCCGTTGACCTAATGCCAACCTCAATCGAAGACCTTGTAGACAATAACGACGAATAATGCTTGACACCGATTCAATTTCAAAAGTCGTTTATATCACGGACCTTCACGCGGGCGGGCGCAATGACGCCAAGTGGCTCGTGAAGGCACAGGAAGAGTTCTACACCAAGCAACTCTTCCCGTACATGATTGCGAACAACATCAAAAACATTTGGTGTCTTGGCGACTTGTTCGACCGCCGCAAGTTTATTTCGTTCGAAATTCTCCACGCGTGGAAGCGGTTCTTCTTTGACCCGCTCCGCGCGCTGGGGTTCCACATGGAAATCATTCCCGGCAACCATGATATTCGGTTTGTCAATACCCTAGACGTGTGCAGCCTTGAACTTCTGTTGCGCGAAGGTTATTCGGATTGCATCACCATCTATGACAAGCCAACAGAGGTATCATACAACGGCGGCGCCTACAAGGTGGCATGGATTCCGTGGGTAACTCCCGATGCCGTGCAAACAACGCTTGACTTTTTCGCAAACACGTCAGCGAAGCATGTGAACGGGCATTTCGATATCATGGGCGTTGAAATGCAGCGCAACCAATTTTCAACGCATGGGTTTGACGCCGACACCTTCAAGAAGTTTGCAAAAGTCCGCACCGGGCACTATCACAAGCGCTCCACACAAGGCAACATCACGTACGTTGGCAGTCCGACCGAATATACGTGGGCAGACTATGCCGATCCGAAAGGCTTTATGGTCTTTGACATTGCGGCAGACCGCGAAGAGTTTGTGGACAACACCAGCACGATTTTTGCGCAGTATCACTACAATCCTCTTGACACGCAAGATAAAATTCGGGCGCACCTAAACGGCAAAATCGCCAAAGTGTTTGTTTCAGAGGAATCCCGAAAAGACAAGCGGAAATATGAAAAGTTCCTTGACTTTGTGGGGAGTCTTGATACAATTGACTTCAACGTGATCGAACTAACGAAGGACATTGTTCTACTAAACGACGATGGGACTGAAAACGAGTCCGCCAAAGCTTCTCTTGATACCAAAGAAATCATTGCTGATTACATCAAAGAAGCCGACATTCCAGACCACCTAGACCGCGACCGTCTACGCGAACTGGTGCAAAGCCTGTATGTCGAAACGGTGCATCGTCTAGAACATGGTGAAGGCGCTACGGAATTTGATGCAAAAACCTAATACCAATACCGTTGAATTTGAAGAAATCTCAATTCGGAATTTCTTATCAGTCGGTGACGCACCGCTGAAGATCAAGCTGAACCGAAGCCCGACAACGCTCGTGCGTGGCAAGTCGGGTTCCGGTAAGAGCGCGATTATTCTTGACAGTCTGACCTTTGCGCTGTACGGCAAGCCGTTCCGCAACGTGAACAAACCTACTCTTGTCAACACTGTCAACAACAAAAACTGTGTTGTTGAAATCCTGTTCCGCGTGCGCGGTGGCAAGCAATACAAAGTGGTGCGCGGCATTAAGCCTTCTGTCTTTGAAATCTACGAAGACGGCAAGCTAGTCAACATCACCGACGCCACGAAGGATTATCAGACTATCCTAGTGGAAGAAATTCTAAAGATCAAAGAAAACGTCTTCCGCCAAATCGTTGTGCTTGGTTCTGCAACCTTTGTGCCGTTCATGAACCAACCGGCAGCAAAGCGCCGCGAAATCATCGAAGACATTCTTGATACGCGTATCTTCTCGCAAATGGCAGTCGTGCAGAAAGAAAAGCTTGACGCCATGAAAGCCGAAATGCGCGATGTCGAGTTTAAGCTTGACGTGGCGAAAGAGAAGATTGACGTTATCAAAGCGCACCGCCGCGATATCGAACAACAGTCAGCGGAAAAGATCGAAGAATACAAGTCCAAGATTTTCGAACTGACCGAACAGATTGAAGCGGTCAACGACGAAATTGAAGTTCTGACCGAACAAAAGAACAAACTGGTAGACGAAGCCGCTCTATTGTCAAAGAAGTCAGACAAGACCCGCGACATTGAAGCCGCAATCAACACTCTGAAA